TGTTGTGCTTGGCGTGCGTGTGCTATGATGAAGTCGCAAGCAAACGAGGAGGGAGAATGACATGACCAAGGCATTGCACTCGGAGCGCTTCAGGATGAACAAGGCGCTGATTAGATGCGAGCATTGCGGCCAATGGTTTGAGAATTGGGCTGTTCACGATAGGCATCTCAATATTGAATCCAATAGGGGCATACTTAGTCTTAACGAGGATCGCCCTTGCAAGGTGTCTCCTCGTGACGCGTTTCCTGTTACAGTTTGGATCGACACTACTGAAAGGCATTGATTATGGCTGGTTCTAAAGTTACCCAGGGCGTTGCTTTAGTTTTCTCTGAGGAGCTCCCTGATTACGCAGCTCATCGTGTGTTGCTGGCTGAGACGATCGTGCAGAACCGTGAGACGCTGATTCAGTTCCATGAGATCACCGCGAACATCTCCGCCGCCTCGACGATGCCCTTGAACAAAGGACAGCTGAACTGCGACCTCCATGAGTGTATTCAACTGGTGAAGGATTACTTGTGGATCGTCGCCGAGGATGAGGTCCAGCCTGTGTTCGTCTACTTGAAGATGAAGGATATCACTCCGTATGAAGACGCGATTCACCCTCAGTGATTATTGGCCAATGGTTGCCGCCGTCGCTTTGGCGAACAGTTCTGTTAGTCATTGCGATGATAGGTTTCTTACTTGCGATCATGCCGGGGGTACGATAATATGGAGGGACCACCCGGAGCCTGACATGTTCCGTATCGAGGTTGCTGGTCAATCGGGGACCGTAGCCTCATTCAACGACATAGCGTCCATGTTCACTGGAAAGGAGATCTGATCATGGATAAGTTCATCGAGGTTCTGCTCATCATTCTTTGCATGCTGGCTTGTTTCTGGTGCGGTGTGCGTTATGAGAACCGTATGGAGGTGGAGCGTTACAACCATATGGTGTCTCAGCTTGAGAATGTGCAGAAGCAGACTGGTGTGCAGTACGACCAGTCGTTCGTTGATTTCATCAATAAGGCGGCTCCTGGGGGAGAGCATTGATCATGAGCGTTGAGTCTGATTTCGAGGATACTGTTCGGATTTGCGAGTTCTATGCTGATCCGTGTGAGGCTTTCGAGGTTGATTTGGAGAATTGCATCGTCATGATGGGTGACCGTGAGATCAACCCCGTGAGGGGGGATGGGCGACTTGCAGGATACCTTGTGATTGAACCTGACGGCTTTTTTCATCTGGAGGATGACTTGGATTCCTATTTCCAGAGGGTACTTGATTGGGAGGAGTGAGATTGGTGGATTACGACCCGTGGGAGGAGTTGAATATTTTCATCGAGTCGTTCCAGCCGTTGAAGGAGTTGGATGGGTTCCAGGTTGATTTTGATAGTTGCGCCGTGTTCTTCGATGGGAACAGGGTTCGAGTGAATGGTCCTGAGGATTGGGACATCCAATCCCACAATGGAGACAAGACGACGAATCAGGATGGGGCATACCGTTGGGTTGAGTCCGAGTACGGCATGCTTCCGAATACAGTTCCGCAGTACATGCACCCTTATGAAGGAGATTATGATGACTAAGTTCAAGCATCTGCAGGAGATGGCCCGCGCTATTAGTGAGCGTTTCGGCGGGGCTCCTGTGGTCGACGTGGTGAATGGCGCGGTTGTGTTCCGCGATACTGTCCTGACGCTGCAATTGAATGCGAAGCGTCAGGCCGGCTGCCTGTGGGTGGTGGATACTCCTAGTGGGTATCACACGTTCCGTCGGACGGACGAGGCTCTCGACGTCCTGGCCTCCATCTACTCCTACAGCCTCGTGTAAGCCCCGCTGAGCGCACAGAAAACCTCCCCCGGTACGATGTACCAGGGGAGGTTTTCTGTGCCGTCTACGAGGCTCCTACGGCCTCACACACCTGAGCGGATGGCGTCGTACGGCATGAACCATCTGGCCCGGGGGAATCGGGTCCAGTGTCGGATGCCGCCTTTCATCTGGGCTCCGACGCAGACACCGTCCCATTTGGTGTCGTCGTAGTGGGGAACTTCCTTGCTCCACAGGAGGAATTGGTATTTACCTTGGGTGCATTCCTGTCTGGGGAACCATATCTTGTCACCCCACGTGCTGTCGAGGGAGCTGTGGAGCTGGAAGTAGGGCTGTATCCACGAGTCGGAGCCCGGCCATACCATCCACGAGAATTGCCACAGGGGCGTCCAACCGCAGATGTTCCAGGACCACCACCATTCGGCGCCGTCTCTGGTGTCGATGACCTGTGTGTACCCGTCTGTTATGGAGTGGTCGAGGTTCTTGGAGCCGTATCCTGAATAGTTCTGTTCGTCGAGGAACGTGCTGGAAGGCGCCCAATTGTTCACGTCAGTGTAGGCTTTAATGCTCTCGATCTTCTTGACCGTTGCGACTGCCAGGTCGGCTTTGGTTTGGATCGCGGCCTGGTCCTTCTTGACGTTTTCGATCTGCTTCTGGAGCGCGAGGAGGTTGTTCGCCGCGTCGGCCGCTTTAGTCGCCGCCTGGTCGGCGGCGCTGCGCGCGTTGGTGCCGATTACGCGTACTTCTGCGAGCGCTTCCCTGTCGCGTTGGATCATCCCTTGAATGTTCCGGTCGGCTTCTTCGAGGGCTGCGATCTTCGGCTGGAGCGCCTGCGCGTCTCGTTGGGCGGCCTGTGCGATGAATTGGACGGCGTCGGCTGCGGCTTTGGCGTCCGCAGCGGCTTTGGTGTTTGTGCGCGTCGTTCCTTCGAGGTTGGCCATGCGCCCGGTGAGGTTGGTGACGGCGTCGGCGCTGCGCTTCACGTTGTCTGCAATACTGTCGAACTGTGTGTCCGCGTACGCCACGCAGTTGGAGAGGGTGCACCCCTCCACAGTACGAATATTAACAATGAATTGCAGGTTCGTGCCAGGCTTGTACGGCACCGACACGCGGACGTCGATCGGGTATGGCTGCGAATTACCGGGAATCTCGATCGTGTCGGCGTACACGTTCTCCTTCCACTTATTGTCGGCGATCGTGTAATACGACACGCAGAACCTGGCACGGCTGACGCCCTGCGCCACAGCCAACCCTGTGATGCGGTACGAGCAACCCTGTGGCCCTGTGAACCTGGGACCCTTAGCCATGTTGACGTCGTAGTTCTTGTCCTCGGACTTTGATGCCACGAGGGAGGAGCCGACGACTTTTAGAGCAGACCCGACCACCCAGTTCGCGCCCATCTTCCAGTAGTCGTCCAGAGGGTCGACTCCGCTCCCGGCGGGGCCGGCAGGGCCAGGATCGCCCTTGGGACCGGTCGGTCCTGCTGGACCAGTGGGACCGATGGGGCCCTGGGGACCTTTCTGACCTGGAGCACCTTTAGCCCCGGTCGGCCCCTGCGGGCCCATGGGTCCTGCAGGCCCAATGTTTCCCGATACTCCGCGCTCACCTTTCTCCCCCTTGGGTCCGATGGGGCCGGGTTCGCCCTTGGGGCCGGGCAGACCCCGCTGCCCATCCTTCCCGGGAGGGCCAGGATTGCCTTCCGGTCCGCGGAGCCCCACGTCGCCGCGAGGCCCGGAAGGCCCGCGGTTGCCACGTTCCCCCTTGGGTCCTTCGGGCCCGGGATCGCCAGTGGGCCCTTTGGGTCCCTGCGGGCCGACGGGCCCTCGGATCATGCCCTTGGCGATGTCGTCCCTGATCTTCATCATCTGGTCGCGCGCCTTGGCGACGTCGATCTCGATCTGAGTGGTGTGCAGCGGCGAGACGGGCTCGTGGGCGACGAGTTGCGACAGTAGGTTGGTGCCGTCGTGCAACGGGGCGTGCAGGTCGAGAACCTTCACCCTCCCCCGCTTGAGAAGAATGTGATGGGTCCAGGGCTCCGGTGGGTTCGTGTACGGACCTGCGATCTCGACGGGAACGCTGAACTGCCCCTCCACGTCCACCGTGAAGGGTTTGACGATGACGCCAGCCGCGGTCGTCACCACTCGTGGGTCGGGCGCCACCGTCAGTGTGCCGGCGGCGTCCCGACCGGCCGCGTCGGTGAGGCGGCCGGTCAGGATCGCACTCATGGTTAGTCTTCACCTCCGGCGAGCTTCTTAGCCACCTTCTGAATGCCGTCGCTGATCTGGTACAGCAGGTAGAAGGCGGAGCCGGGGTTGCGGACACCCTCCTTACCGGGGCTGAACGTGTCGACAAGGCTGCTCAGGGTGGAGTTGGCGTCCTTGAGCTGGCTGACGATGGGGCCGTCCCAGCGGCGGCCGGCGATACCGGCGCCCGTCTGGTCCGAGACCTCAACGAGCCTGTCGCGGATCTCCCTCAGGAGATCGGTGTTCTCTGACATATCGAGATCATCCTCTGCGTAGTAGGAACCGTCGTATCTGATCCTGTGCGTCCACTGGGCACCGATTGTGAGCGGATGGTTGAGGTAGGAGCATGCGCACCTGACCTCTCCGCCCGTCTGGTCTCCGGCGTATCCGTCGATGTCGCCGAACTCGCTGATCCACGCCTCGCAGATCCATTCGTTGCACACGATGGCCGTGTGCCCGTCGGATCGCAGAACGTCCCCGTCCTCGACGGGCATACCCGGGTACCACTCCTCGGCGATGAAGCCTCGCTCGGTCATGCAAGCGACCTCGTTGCCGGTCCACATGGACTTGGGAAGGGGGTCGGGCAGGCCGGCATTGTTGAAGCAGTACACCACCAACTCGGAGCAGTCGACGTTGACGTTGACCGCCTGAGAGGTGGGGGAGGGGAGGTTCCAGATCGTCAGGCGCTCGGGCTGTGAGTAGCCCACGCACGGGTTCTGCGTGATGTCCCATGCGATCTGAGAGGCGTCCGACTGAAGGCTCATCTCAGCCCTCCGGGGAGGTCTCCACGTTGGCGTCCGCGACGGCGAACAGGGCCGCCAGGAACGGGGTGATGACGTCGATGACGTCCTTGGTCAGGACGCCCTTGACGGCGAGAACGCCGCAGCCGGCGATAGCGACCCTGTACAGGTACTGGCGAACCTTGGGGTCAACCAATCCTTTGAGAGCGGTCATACCAGTTCTCCTCACGTTGTTTGTCGATCTTCGTCTCGATCTTCTCGAGACGCTCCATGACTCCAGGTCGTCTGGGGACACCCGGTCTGGCGGGAACCCCGTTCCAGTCGTCAAGAAGATTGTTGAGTCTCTTCATCCTGTTGTTGACCCACGCAGCGAATCCTCCGATTGTGACGAACGACGTCGTTGCTGTAATGAGAGCCTGCAGGTCGATGAAGAATCCAGGCCCGTGTCCCATTAATCACCTCACGAAGATCTCGGCGAAAGCGTTGCGCGATTGCGGGGAATCGAAGAAGACGCGACCCTTCCGGTAGGAGCCTCGGAGCATCTCGGCTATCTTGTCACTGTAGCTCATAAGCACTTCACCCTCCCGGAGAGTCAACTTGTTGGTATTATACACCTTCTCGACCCTCGGGCGTTTCTGCTGGCAGAAAAGCGTCCCCCCGTCAATCCACAGAGAGAACACTCCCAGGTCGGTTTTGACGGTGAACATGTATTGGGCGGTTCCTGTCTTGCGCTGCACGAACTGTCCTGTGTTGTCGGCGAACGTGTTATCGATCGAGTAGTCGGCGTACTCCTCGTCGAAATCGGTGACGAACTTACCGAACCTCGTGGATGCCACCTGCGAAGCGAACCTGTGAGAGTCGACGAACTGGGCCGCGACGAACCCGTCCCCGTAGGTGATGAACTCCTTACCCGGCGTCGGGGTGATGTGCCATTTGATGAAGTACGGGTTCATGATGGAAATTGCGTTGGACAGCATGAGGACTCGTGTCCGGTCCTGATACCTATCTACCGTGGAGTAGAAATCGAGGAGTGTTTTGACCTCGTCCTTCAGGTAGTGGATGGTCCCAGTCTCGATGATGAACTCGTCGAAGATGATGGATGTCACCTTCGGGTACGGAGTGCTCTTGTGCTGCGCCGATGTGGACAATGCCAGGAAGTATCCAGCCCTCCTCCAGGCGTCCTTGCCCTCCCCCTTGTTGCGCCAGCAGAGCACACCGCCGCGGACCTCGAACTCCTGCTCCGGGAACTCGTGCGCCACGTCGGCGACGAAGCTTCCGCGAGTCTTCAGCTCCGTCTTGTAGCGTCGCAGGTAGATGAACTCCTCCCCACGCTCCACGGCTCGCTTGAGAACATGCTTCTTGGCGCCGTAGGACTTGCCGACACCGCGGGCGCCCATGACCATGTTGAACACGGCGTTGCGGGAGAGGATCTTGTCGAACGAGTAGTAGTCGAACTTCTTAGACATAGCGCTTCAGCTTCCACCTGCATCCGCCGAACAGGGAGGTGGCATGCCCGTATGCGGGTCCGCGAACACCGTCGGGGCCGCGCTGACCGATGATGGTGTCCTTACCCGTCTCGCAGCAGTATTCTACGTGGCCTCCTCCGGAGTACCATCGGCAGACGATGAGGTCTCCCTCCTTGATCTGGCTCGTGGCGTTGAACCGACCCCCACCTTCGGCGATGACCTTGCCGCCCTCGGACATGAGTACGGTAGTGCCACCCTTGCCGATGTCCATGCCCATGACCTTATTGTACAACCACCATACGAACCCGGAACAGTCGGTGACGCCGGACCTGTCGGGGTGCAGACGCGGCTCATACCACTGGTGGTAGACGTACTTGCCGATGGAGGCTTTGGCGAGCTTGGTCATCTCACCGATCTTGCCGGAGTCACCTCCACCGCCACCGCCCTCGTCACCCTTCTTGTCGTCTCCGTCGTCCGATTTCTGGTCGGCCCCGTTGGCTTTCCAGAATCCGCCTACGGTGGGGTATGCAGCGGCGTTGGACCCGTCGGACATGTAGATGCGCAGCACACCAGACCCGTCAGTCCGGACGTGTTTGATCTTCTTCTCCTCCTTGGCCTTGTCCTCACCGTCCTTGGAGTTGTCACCTCCCGAGTCGCCGGGCGCCAGGGTGATGCCTTTCGTGTCTAGGTTCTTGATCATCCGGTAGGCGATGACATATCTCTGTCCGACTGCGTACCACTCCCCCGAGGCTTTGATGGCGTTGGCCATGGAGTCGAGGGTGGGCGCTGGGCCGGCGCTGGCTACCAATCTATTGAGGATGCGCGCGTAGTTGCCCCATCTGTGCATGACGACGATGAGGAGCATGCCCGCCTCGGTGTACTTCTCCGAGTCCAGGCCGATGGCTTTGAGTCTGGGGATGTACTCATCCTCCAGGTCTTTGCGCATCTGGTTGTTCTGTATCTTCTTCCCTTCTTCTGAGGCTAGTGCTGCTGATAGTTTCTGCCTATCGGTGCCGCCCAGGGACTGGTACTTGCGAGCCATCGTCCACGTGCCCTTGCCCGCGGCCAGCCACGAGCGGATCGTGGGGCCGAACACGTTCTTGTCGGGGAACTGCTGCAGCAGGTCGTAGGCGCGTCCCTGGGTCCACTGCCCGATACCGAGCGACAGTGTGTCGGGTGCGGTGATGATGCCGTAGTTGAACCCCGCCTCCACTGTAGCCAGGGTTGCGATAATGCACGCCTTATGCTTGTCATCCCATGCCATAAGTTCCTCCTATATGATGCGGGGCGCCGGGGATCACCCGACGCCCCGCGGTTGATACAGCTCAGATCAGTGGGCTCGCATCATGCAATTGGACAGGTCGAACCGAGTGCTGTGATTCTTGTCAGTCAGGAACACGGTCTCGATGTGGTAGCGGCCAGGGCCCTCGAAGGACTCGAAGATACCGGTCCCCTGGGAGTAGACCATCGCTTCGGGCCACGGGCCGTAGCCGGCGACGAAGGAGCTCCAACGGCGCTGACCCTTAGGACCGGTGACACGAATGTCGAAGTGGGTGTCCTGAACGTTGTGGACGGTGTGACGCATGATCGCCACGATGATCCACACGTCGTCGGCGTCGAAGTCGAGGTCGAACTCCATGACCGTGACGGGCCGCTCCTCAGGGGTCGACAGTGTACGGTCCCCCGACCCGGCGGTGACCTCCTTGAACCGCTTGTGCAGCGCACCGACCCTGTTAGCCGCCTGGGTGGCCTGGACGGCCTGGCCGGAGATCGCGTTCGCGGTGGTCTTGGCGTCAATGGAGGCCGTATTCGCAGCGTTAGCGGTGTCCAGGGCGGCATCGGCCCTGTCGCGAGCCTCCTTAGCCCTGGCGGCCGCCGACGAAGCAACCTTGTTCGCCTCAATAGCGGACGTGTTCGCCGTCTCGGACGCGGTGGTCGCCTTCGTCGCCATGTCGAACGCGCGAGTCGCGTCGGCCTTCGCCTGAGAGGACACGGACAGGGTCGACTGGGCGGCCTCACGGGCGCTGTGAGCGTCGTCGGATGCCGCATTCGCCGTCGTCAGAGCGCTGGTCGCGTCACGGGATGCTGACTTGGCGGTGACGGTCGCCCCGCCAAGACCCTTGTCAATCTCCTTCATGGCGGAGTTGAAGTCACCCAGCACACTGAAGTGGTCGGACGCCACGTAGAGCGGCAGGTTGAAGTTCTCTGTCTTGTTGGTTGCGGGCATATTGAGCCTGCCTCTCTGTCAGGAGACCACCATGCGCTGGAGGTCCGGGATGTTCAGGTTATCGATGTAGTTCAGGTCCTTGGAGGTGATCTGGTCACCACCCTTGAACTGAGCCTCGTACACGTCGTAGATGATGTCGATGACGCGCTTGTACTGCCCCGTCACGGGGGAGAACCCGTAGTGAGGGGAAAGATGGGGGAGGACGAACTTACCGATCGTCTCCAGCTCGGAGATGGACAATGGCATGTCCTCGAGCTCCTGGGCCGTGAGACCCATCTGGCTGAAGTCCTCAGCCAGAAGACCGCCAACCGTGTACCGGTTGTGCATGTCATTGATGAGATCCTGGAGGGTGGTGCTCTCACCTTCAAGCCAGTTGAATACGTTCACAACATCGGACTCGAAGTGCTTCTTGACGAGAGCCTTCAGGTCGTTCTCGAACGTGTTGAACTCGTCGTCGTACTTGGCGATAGCCGCCGACAGCATCTCGCGAACCTGGGAGGGAAGAGCGTGATAGCCCTCCATCTCCTTGCGCACGTCCACGAGAAGTCTGGAGACGGCCGCGTTGTAGTCGGACGCCAGCCCCTGCATCTTCGCGGAGAATTGGTTGACCAGACCCTCGCTCACCCACGAGCGCATCTCCTCCATGAGCTGGAGGTAGGTGTACCCGTCACGGTAGGTGAACGGTGTGACGTTCGTGACCCTGTAGTCGCCGGGGGTCAGCTGGTACTTGTTATCAATATAGTCCATAGCCCCATCCGTTCACGTACTCGTCTCCTGAAGATCGAATTTGCATGAATAGGCCTCCCAACTCCGAGATAACGGACATGTCAATATTGAGGAAGGTTTCGCGCCATTTCTGGAGGAGGTCGGCCTTAGGAGTATTATACCCCCACGACCGTGTGACATTCCCGGCTTTAGTCCCCATCGTCGTCGCAGTGTCGGAGGTCCGCTTCTGCTGATCCTGGGTCGCCGAATTGCTGTGATTCTGACCCGATCCCCTCGACGACGTGTCGTTGGCGGCCGTCGCATAGTCGTCATGACCGGACAGACGCGTCTGCGGCATCTGAGACTGCACGGTGCGAGCCTTCGACTCCTCCGAAGAGGACACGCGCGAATCACTGCTGAGCGTCTGCTCCGCGTTCTGCTTCGTATGAGTGTCCTGGGTGCTGTCCTGCGTGGAATCACCAGTCGAATGCACATCGTGAGTCACCATCGGGTCGAAATCGACTAGCTCCGACTCGTACAGCTGGTTGTAGAACGGCATGATCTCATTCATCTTCACCTTCAACTGGTGTATGAACATGTCGATCGACTCATGCGCGATCTCGTTGTACCAGTAGTGGTCCAGGATCTTCTGGTTCAACGAATCCCTATAAGACTCATCGAAGATCGGATACTCGTTCAGCCCCACGTTGAGTGGCCCAACGATCTCCACCACCTTGCGCAGCTCGAGAGTGTAGTCAGCCATTATTCGGGTTCAACTCCTGCTGATCGGTCGTCCCCAGATCGGGGTTCCCATTGTCGAGAGCATCTCCAACACCCCCGAGAGCGGCCGCGGCAAGCATAGCGTTCTGAGCATCCGCGGGCTGAGATTCGTCAAGGTTCCACCTCACATCCACCTGCAGGTCGTACATCTGGTTGATATGCTCGCACGCATACTTGCGAGCGTTCATGGCGACGGCGCGCATCGCCAGAACCTGGCCGGAGGAACCACTGGCCTCCTCGGCGACCATACGCTCCCGCTTCTCGCTGTTCACATTCATAATACCCAGAAGCGTCAGCGCCTCGTTCCAAGTCTTAACTTTCGCCTCCATAACATCCTGAATCTGATGCGGCTTGAACCCGACATCGAACATGGTCACCTTCTCGGCCAGCGCGGCGGGGGAGAGCGCCTCCGTTCCGAAGATGACCGGCTGTCCCTCGGCGACCTTGCGGAACGCGTTCACGAACGACTGGTACTCGTTGTTATCCACCGAGAAGACGAACGGGTGACGAGCACTCAGCATGTTCACCTCGAGCGTCCGGTCGAACGCCGCCAGCCTCTGAGAATAGATATCGATGATGTCCCAATCCGGCTCACGCAGATAGTTCGACCAGATCGGCACGCAGTGCCTGGCGTCCAGTGTCTTGGAGAACACCTGGTTCCCGTACACCGTGAAATTCGTCGGATTATCGTACATGTTCACCTGGCCGAGTCCCGTGGCCCGGAGTGCCATGAAACGATCGAATTCCTCATCGAAGTAGAACACAGCCAGCCCGTCGTACATGAGAGTGGCCTCCAGGTAGCGGCGGTCCACAGTGTCCGGAAGACCTGACCAGGAGAACCTGTTCACGCACATCTCCGACATGATCCGCTTGTACATGCGGACCAAGAGAGCCTCACGGTTGATCGACGGGTTGTTCTTGAAATGGCCGCCATTGACGAAGGGCTCGTAGATCTCCTTGCGAACCCAATCCCGCTCTCCGTTTCGCTTCACCATATTATCCCCTTAAGCGGCTTGTTGTTAGCCCAGTCGATACGCCCGATCATCGTCTGATCCTTATGCCACACGGTGACACCTTTCTCGAAAATACCCCTGATCGTCTGACGGAACGTCTCGGGCATCGTGGAACGGGAGATGTTCATCTCCGCCATCTTCCAATACGTGAAATGCTCCATACAACGGAAGTCCCCTGGAGGCACCACGGGCGAGTTCATCGCATACCCGTACCGGAGCCAGAATTCCCCAATACGGCGGACGGCGTCCTCGGGGATGAACTTCAGGCGCTCGACGATGCTCCACGACTCCGCAGCCAGCATGAAAGCGTCGCCGCCGACCTGGCCCGACGTCGTCGGGGCGATCGTCTGAGCGTCTTGGACACGGGCGTTGATGCCGGCGATGGCATTCGCGTAGTCGCCGTTCGCGGCGTACTTAGCGTAAGCCAGGTTCGTGTCCGCGTTGTAGCGCATGTACCCCTGGTTCAGGTTCGTCAGCGCGGACGCCTGCTCGGCGGACATGCGCGCCGTGTTCACCTGCTGCGAGTACGTCATACCCGCCTGGGCCATCGTGGAAGCGCCCGACAGCGCCGACCCTCCGAGGCCCGCCAGGGCGCCCAGAGGGCCGCCGTTGGCCAGTCCCATGAGGGTCGACCCGATCACCTGGCCCCCGACGCCGATACCCGTCTTCTGCAGACCCATGCGGGCGTTGTAGCCGGCGATGTCCTGGTTCCAAGAGTTGTTCAGAGCCGTCTGCTGGCCCGCCTGGGCGATAGCCGCATTGGCCTGGTTGAACTGGGTCTGGGCGCCGTGCAGAGCTCTCTGCTGCGACCACTCGGCGCTCTGGTGCTGGTAGGCGATCGAGTGCGCGTTCTGCGCCTGGAACATCAAATAGCTGTTGTTCGTGAGACTGAACGTCGGAAGGTTCGTGAACCCGGTCATCACGTCAAAGTGCTCGGACCAGCCGTCATACTGGTCCATGTGTCCGCGGGTGCGCTGACCCAGCGAATTCACCGTGAACATGATGCGCGGGTTCGGAGGCACCACATGCGACCACTGGGTCACTGCAAGCCCTGCCGATTGGATCATCTCCGGCTTGAGCAGTAGGGGAGTGCCAGAGAACGTGGTCACCTCCACCAACAGGTACGGGCTCGTCCAGAACTTCCACAAGTGACGGTACCGGGCGGGGAGGATGTCGTCCTTGCGCAGTTTGTCGGTGAGCGTGATCGTCTTGTTGTTGACGAGCCCCTCCTCGCCGATCCCCTTCTCCAGGTCGTACACCTCGGCGCCCTGTCGGGAAATTCGCGTGTCGCCGCCCTTCGGGTCAACCCCCGACGTGCCGGGCAGCTTAACCTTCAAGTCGTTGATCTTGTCGAAGTTGATGACACCCTTCGGGATCGCCGTGATCGACACGATGCCCTGGGACACCCAGGGAACCAGCGACATCGCGTTCGTGAACACGCGGAACCAATCCGCCTTCATCGCATAGATGGAAGTCCCGTTCGGAACCCCCTCGGCGAAGCTGCCCTTCGAAGCGGTGAACGTCGGATTTTTCTCATCCCCGTAGGGCTGAGTGAGATCCACCGTCGAAGCGATGATGATATCGAAGTTGGCCGTATCGATCTTGCCGGCGCTGGGAGTGGAGGCGATGACCTTCCTGTTCACGTCGACGATCTGATACTCGGACCCGAGGTCTAGGCCCTCGGGGACCGTCATGTACTTCTGCCCGTAGTAGTCCCAACCGTTCTCGGCGGCGATCGCCATGTGCGATCGCTCACAGTAGGAACGACGCACATTGAACTGGTGCATGTACGTCTGCCAGACGTCGAGCTGCACTGTGATCTGAGTGGTAGCGGGAGCAATGTAGTCGACAGACGTTATGAAGTAGAAGAACGTATTCCGCGAATTATAAGCGTCACGGTTGTTCCGGGCCACCAGGTAGTTGTACTGGTTAGCCTTCGAGAACGGGATCGGAATCCTAATCGGCGCGCCCTGAGCGCAGTAGGTCAGGGACTTCACCTCGATGCGCGAGGAGTATTCGTTGACGATCGCGTTGAACGCCTCATCGTAGTTGTCGTACCACACGACATCGCGGTACTCCTGATCCCACACGACATTCGTCAGGTACACCTCAGTATTGGGGGACCAGACGGAGTAGTCGAAGCCCATCCCGAACGAGCCGATATCCTCCGGCGGGTCATAAGCTGTAGGCATATATAGAGTATAGCACATAGATTAAAGGGCCGGCCCGGGGAGCTCAAACTCAACCCGGACCGGCCCGTCGCCGGTGAGGCAGAAAGGAGGAAGGCCCTCACCGACGGGCTACCCTGCCCACGGCACCAGTGTACCACACGCAGGAGCCGCTGTCACTTCTTCGGCCAGACCTTCACAGCCTTCCCCTTGTCAACGGCGATCGACGCCGTCTTCGAAGCGATTGTCTTCTTCACGTCAGCACTGTCGCGGTAGACCAGCGTAGCGGTGACGGTGACCACGTCAGCATCCTCATCCTGACCCAGGTGCAGGATGCCCTCATTGTCGATCTTCGTCCGCTGAGAGTTCGCACCCGACACGGCGTAGTCGATACCCAGCTCGAGACCGTCAGTGTTGTCACCGGTCACAGCGAACGAAATCTCGACATTACCGCCCGGAATCGCCTTGTTAGCAGCACCCACGGGCTTACCTTCCTGAGTAGCGGTGTAACCGCCCAGAGCCAGGTTGGCGCCGGGACGGACGCGAATGTTCTGATCATCGTCGCCGGTCCAGAACATGACCGCCGGGACGAACAGCGACGTGCTGATGACCTCCCAGTGGTGGAGGAAGTAATTCGTACCCAGACTGACCGGGTTCGGCTGTGAGGTGTTCTCCAGAAGGTTATCGGCGATGACGAAGAAATCCTTCGTCGTCAGAATCGCCTGAGCCTTATCGATCCCCATCTGCTCCGCGGGAACCGGAATCACCCTGGCGTACATGTCGACAGGAGACAGGTTGAACGCGGCGGCCAGGGCCTCGACGTCGATGTTAGCCTTCACCTCGGGGGTGACGATGAGGATCAGATCCTCACGCTTGGCGAACGTCTCCATGCGCGCGGCGTTGTACTGACGGGACAGGAACGTCAGGTTATCCGTCATCGCGCGGACCCGCTTGATCAGCTGCTTCGCGTCCGACTCGGTCGCGGTAAGACTCCGAAGGTCGGGGACCTTGACGTGGTAGAAGCCGCCGTTCTTCTCGTACTCGGCGAACAGCGAGCAAGTCAGAAGGAACTCATCCCACTGGTCGGAAGTCGTCGGAGACGCCAGAATCTGGGACAGGTAGTTCTGCAGACCCGACTCGTCGAGGAACGCACGACGCAGCTGGTCGCGGTTCACCGTGATCTTGTAGTACTCCTGACGATTCACCGTGTGGAACTGAGAGGCGACGTTCGGCTTGTGGGCGCCGAAGATATCCTTCTCCATGTAGTCGCGCTCGGAGTTGTACGTGTAAGAGGAGACCAGACCGGTCTGCACCTCCTCGATCGTGTCACCGAAGTTCAGCATGCCCCGCTTGAACTCACGCAGAGGGTTATTCCACGTGATGTCACGGGTAATGTACGTGCCGACACGGTTGATCAAAGCGTCGGTGAACTCGTTGAAATGCGGCGTGTACGAAGTCAGCTGCTGAACGACGTCGGCGACGGAACCCTTAGTGGCAGCGGGGATGCGCCGCTGATAGTCAGAGGTAGCGTCGTTGCGAATCCGGTTCAGGATCTCAATGTTATCGAAGTCGCGAATGCGACCGCTGGGGAGCGTCATGGTCAGGCCTCCTTAGGCTTGGAGAAGAAGGAGGCGATGCTGCCGTCGTCCCCGTCGTCAGCATCGCTCGTGTCATCGCCGTGCGACTCGTCGTCACCGGCGTTGTCCCCGCCCGCGCCGATGGCTTCGAGCAAGTCGTAGTTCTTGCTCTTCAGACCGTCGACGGTCTTGGACAGAGCAGAATTGGAGTCAGTCAGCTCCGAAATCTTGGCGCCAGCACTGTCGGCCTTGTCCTTGACAGTGTTGTAGGCGGCACGGAGATCGTCATAGATCGTCTCCGACGGCCCCTCCTCGCCAGGATTGATCAGAGACTGAAGAAGACCTTCAAAATCCATGATACCTCCATGCAAACGTATGGGCTATGAGTGGTAGTTCCACTCATAGCCCATACTATCACAGACTGCCGAGAAGCCTCGGCGGAGCAACCAACTCAGCGTCGCGGGCCCGGTCTCATCCGGCGGTAGGCGCCCGCGGCGTCACCGATCAGCTCTCCTCGGTGTCTGAGCTCTCGAACGGGCCGGGGGAGGGGTGAGACGCCTCCTCCGACTCCGCAATCTTCATCTTCACGAACTCCGTAACAACCCTCCTCATGAGTTCCGGCTTGGGCACGTGAACCTCCCACTGATAGTTATCGAAGAACTCGACCACCCAAATGGGGAGGGTGAGGGAGACGGTCTTGGACTTGCGCATCATGGCTCCTTTACTGGCGTGAACGTGAAATGAGTCTCCGTGAGGAATGTCCCCCCGGGAATCATCTTAGGCACAAGTTTACCACCATACGTCTGAGACGACAACAAGTCTTCAGGCCAGATCTCATACGGCTTCCCCGTATGGGGATTCTTCCTCGGAAGTCCTGCGATGTGAGTATCGGGCTTCCCGTCGCTCACCTCACAATACTGCTTAGCCCTCACGAAAATAGCTCTATCGAAAGTGCCCTCGATCTTCCACGCGCCCAGATGGGTGGGATGAATATTCAAACCCTCCGGAGGCTCCGTCCCCTTCAAATGAAGCGAGTCCGTATCGGCATAGAGGAAACGATCGAAGTTGGCCGCGGCAGACCGAATCGTATAGTCCCGAGCCCAAGCGGTCACGAAAACCCCGACGGGTGTGTACACGGGTTTCGTAATCTCCTCATTCTCAGATGCCACATACTTAACGGCCCCATTGTAGAGCACTGGGAGCTTATTACGCCTCTCGATCCGAGCCGCGAACTTGCCGTACAGAGAATTGAGCATCAACTTGGCGATCTGGCGCTTCCCACCCGTGGACGACTCCTTAACAGCCATCCACTTGTCGATGTAATCCTTGAAAGTTCCTACGCGGCAGCGGAAAATGGTGGCGTCGCTGTAGGCATACAGGTCCACATCATACATGTCATTGATGAGGTTCCAGTCAACGTTCGTCATACGCATCTCAGTCGGCTCATCCACCGTCCGCTGATACTCCGTAGGGTTAGCCCTATGCGAACCCCGCAATTGGATGCAAGGAATACCCCGCTCCTTCAGTTTCGCGGTGAAACGAAAAGTAGCAACCCAAAGATAATCATCGGAGATCTCCTCAGGTGGAATATCAACCGAAATAGGCTTCCCGAAGGGGAGAGGCCTAGAATACATGATATACGGGTATAGAGAATTAACGTCGAGCACCATACCCTCACCCTGCACAACGCCGGCAGTGCGACTATCAGCATAAGTGAACCCACCACGATAAGCAGCCCGCACCTTCACGTCATCCTCCACAGAAAGCGTGGGAAACCATTTCTTGAAAGTCTTTCTCCCCAAAACCTCCTTGAACCCCTTCAAAGCATCCGAGGAGGCCGTCATACTATCAAGCCCCTCAGCGAGCTGCTGACGGAGCGCCTCGGCAACGATTCCCGTATCATTACGTACGTACTGGCGCTCCTCGAACGTCGGTCGATAACCCGGCTCGCGATAAGTTACGTAATCGATCACACCCTTGCTCATCTCGAGACCATAAGCACCCGCCATGCTCTGGACGGAAAGAGGGATTTTCTTCAGTGAATCCATAAAAATAACATCGGACTCCTCCGTCGTGACCCAGATCCTGTAGAACTGACTCTCAGAAGAAATGATGGGGGTGAACGACAGCGGGGGAGGGGTCCCCTTCACGGCATTCGGGTCATTGCAACAGAAGCCATTGTGAAGAAGCCAATCAATAATGTACCCACCATCGAACTTCAGATTATGGAAGAACACCGTCCTCTCACCCACGAGAATGGAGCGCATGAACTCATCGATCGTATACCCGATAACATTGACGTTCCAGTCATCAACATTCCGCACGGACCAGAGCCAAACCCTAGTAGACTCTGGAAGCGACCCATCATCCGGAATATCTGCCGTAGTCTCGAAATCCGCACAAAGAATCTGCCTCTCACCGGATAGGGCGGACTTGCATCGTCTTGGCATAGCCGACAGCATCCCTTCCATTGAACAAATCCTCACTCTGAGCCGTGAACGCATCGTCGGGGGAGTTGCGATCGGAATCGAACTCCTTATTCCCCTCATAACGGAATACCAGCCCCGAGATGAACTCATCATCAACGGTCCACAGAACACGAAGCAAATCGTCGGGGAGATCCGCCAAAGATTTCAACGACGGGTTTCCTGAACCCTCTGTAAGCTTACGAATATTAGTCCGTATACCCTCCACCATCTTCTTGTCAGCTCTCGTAGTGGAAACCTCGCGCTCCCTATCAGTGAGAATCTTAACGGCCCGCTCATTCGTGAAAGTGTGCACCTTATACGGCTCTCGCTCGGTGTACATGCGAGCGTCATCCCCCTTATGGGAGTAAGGATCCCTGATGTTGAAAACCTCAGAAAACGGGCGTAACCCCCTCCAAGGAATCTCAGTGCCCCCTACTCGCCGATAGAACTCCCTAGCATGCTCATTGCTCCTCTTCTGAGCATACACATAACGGAGCATGCTCTTAGCGGAAATCGGCTCCCCCGAACGAGACGGGTAGTAGGAGACGTTGGGAGCCATGAACTCCTCCAGACGATGCGCGTGAGCCTCTACCTGGGCCTTAGTCATGCGACCCACTAGGGGAGTACCCTTACGCGGATCTAGGGCCGTACGAGCGATGTCAACGCCTCCTGCGCCCTGCGTAGCCTCCCTCAGAGGGCGCAGAACTGACGGAGCGTACGTCCCCTGTCGGATCTTACTGATCTTCCTCGAAGCGCGAGCCTCAAGACGACGAGCATAATCACGCCATCCCTCAAGATCAGACGGCTTCTCAAGTCTAGCCATTGTCGACCTCCCTTCTAAACGCGGTAATAGTATACCACAAAACAACAGGGAGGGCGCCACACAATGACAGTGCGACGCCCTCCATACGGACAAGATCAGCGACGATAAGCGCGCCGCGGGTTAGCCAAAGACGAACGATCCCCCTTCTTCATGTAACCAAGGAACTTCGGGAAACGAATCTCAAAAGCCTGCCCCGCCCCATTCTTCGACTTCCACTCACGAAGAACAAGCGTCCCCGAAAGAGTCACCTGATCACCCTTGCCAACGAGTCCCATGATGTACTCATAGGAATCACCAAAGAAAGAAGCGTTCAGGTAAAGGGGCTCGCCATCGTCAACCCATTCCTCGCTCTTCTTATCGAACTGACGTCGGGTAGCTGCAATACCAAGGCGAACAATCAATTCGTCACTCTTGGTCTTAGAGGTCTCGGGGTCGCGGGTCAGGTTGCCAGTAACGGTCATCTCAGCACTCATTGGAGCTGCCTTTCTGTTCAGTGCTGCCAATAGGGCAGCGGATCTTGGATAGCATCCACAAGGGACGTTGCTTGCGTTAAGTAGTATACCACACTGCCGAACGCGAAGCGTTCAAGGTCGACGAGTCGAGTCTGAAATATGTCAGCTACTATCGTCATTCGATGCGAATGACCCGAAAGCAGATCCACGTAAACCTTCTTGGTTCCCAACGTCAACATGATGCGGTAATCATTACTCGCCCATGTGATGTCAGTGAACCATTGAAGCTTTCCACGGTGTCGAGCAGATCTCCACACAGTGTCTTCGAATACTGGCAATCGACTCATTCTGTAGCTCCCTCCTCGTTTGCTTGCGACTTCATCATAGCACACGCACGCCAAGCACAACA